AGACGTGTGCTCTTCCGATCTTACAAGTTTTGTGGACTGTTCGTACGCCCGTATCGCTTGATTCACGGCTGCGTCTAAAATTTCTTGCGTGACAGAGTTAGCACCAATCAATTCTACAATACGTTCTTCTGTGATGAGCTCCGACTTCCGGGCGTACGGCGTTAAATCAACGGTAGCGTCATGCCCTTCCTTGCCCGGGTCTCCCTTATCTCCTTTCACACCTCTTTCACCTTTAGCTCCTTGCAGGCTTTTCAGCCATTCTGCCACCGTGCCGTTAAATCCGTTGTCAACTGCTATCTCATATGCAGATTTTCCGTCTTTGCCTGCGCCACCTCCCCCTCCGTTCGGGATTGTTAATGACGCCTTTAACTCCTCCGGAGTTGTTATAATAACATTTATACTATCATCGTTATCTATAACAACACCAGATAATACGCCCATAGGTGATAATTCGGCGGTCAAATCTTTTTTACCGGAGATAGTACCGTGCAGGGATTCCGTGGCTGCAAGTTTTGCGTCTAGCTCATTAATCAAAATTAACTTCATCCTCAATTCTGAACCGGTGCGGAGTGATAATCGTACAGACATCTCCGGCAACGGTAGTTAGCTGTACATCATATACATAATCTCCGTAATCAAGATTTTTAGTATCTGCCGGACTAATCGTAATAACTCCGTTCACCGCCGTTTTCTGTAACACCTTTGCCTTATCGGTGGTTGATTTCTTGACTGTTAAAACAACTCTATCTTTCGTGCTGTCATAAGCGGCGCTTCCTGCAGATGTGATATTCAGTGATATTTTCGCCGTATCGCCTCTGGTTAAAAATATATTCTGGTTCGATATCGTAAGCATTTTACACCCCGTTCTCTAAATACCACTGCGCTTTCCCGCGGATGATGTCCCCGCCGGTGCCGATTTCATCTTGATCGCAGAGCTGCTCTAAATCCCAGCGACAGTCAGGCTCTCCGCTGTACAGTCCGTAGCCGTCGTCATTAGCAGCTTCTCCGTGTGTCATGAAATGCTCCCGGTCGATTGGGTTATCGAAAACCTCAGCTATAACCGCGAACATCTTCGCCAGCGTTTCAATTTGTGCTTCCGTCGGCGGATATTCTCCTAAATCTCCAGGGCGGGCATTATAACAGCAGCACAGAGCAATTGCAATGCTTCCTGTGTTCCTGTGATATGTTGCCCGCGGTACTTCGTCAATCGGTCTTGTGTAGATGATTTCACCGTCGCCATCAACGTTAAAATGATAATCGTTAAATGTCGTGAAATACCGTCCTGCGGACCAGTGTCCGTAAGTCGTAGCCGGCCACGGGAATTGATAAAAATAATCCCGTTTATTTTTGAGTTCCTGCCGAAATTCCTCTATCGTCATCTCTGCGCACTTCCTTTCTTGTTTCTTTTTTTATTTCTTTTTCTGCGGCGTCCGGCCGTCCGTCGCGGTTTTTGTCTACACAAAAAACACTCACAAAAGTAAAAGCACCGACTACTGCCGGTGCCGTAAACTCTTTGAAAAAATTGATGAGTAGCGTTGTATTCGCTACTCCTGTTCGTATAAAATCATGTACCCACGCCGCGATCACCATTAGAAATAAAACGATAAGTCCAGCGCCGTACACGTAGACGATCTGCATCGATGTCCGTACTCGACCTTTCATTTTTGGCGCGTACCGTACCGCGGTGTTCCATATTTTTCTAAACATATCACAGCACCTTTCCGATTAATGCAATGACAACAGATACGATGGTCGATATAAGCCCCGCCACTTTGTATATATTGTCTATTCGATGGTGCGCTGATTTAGCGCTCTGCGCTGCTCTTTCGTGCGCCAACTGCAATTCTTGCATTTTTGGAATCATTTCGACAAGCATATCCAGCTTTGTCTCAATTCTGACGATTCGTTCCAGCGCTTCCGGGCTCATATCCCCCATGCTCATTATTTCATATACCTCTTAATAAAATTAATACCGCAGGAGCCTGAACGGCTCCCACGGTAACGTAAATATTATTCGTATTTAATTGAGAAATTAAGCGGTTTCCCGATGTTCTCTTTTAACTTCACAAAATCCGCCTTCGCACTTCCGCCTGAAAGACTATTCGGACCTTCGCGTGTCATATCGAATAATACATCGCCGATTTTTACATTAATGATAGAAGTTGTGTAAATTCCCGGCTTGCTATAAAATTCTTCGATTCCCGGTATATTGATTTCGACTATCAAGTAATCCTCAATACGATGTGCGTAAACATTATTAACACGATATCCGGCACTTGTAGTATTGATTTTATCGCTTGTTGCGATCAATGTATCTTCGCCATTTTCAGTAAATATCAGCGTGCCGTGGATATCAAGCGTTGGTGCTTCACCTATTTTTGTAGCTGCTGTTGCGGTAATCTGTTCGCCCCCAGCGATTGCGTAATTATTAACCTCTTTACTCATAACATTTCCGTTGACGACGATGTTCCCGGCTTCATAGCCTACTGCGGGTACCACTTTAATATCGATTGAAGATACGGAAGCTGAATATACCTTTTTATCACCGATTTCCGCCGGTGTTGTTAAAGCACTCGGCGTAATAACAATACTCTGATGTTCAAGCTTTTTCGCTACATAGATTTTCGGGATTTCTTCCCCTGTTCCACCTGTCGGAATAGACAGAATAGCGGGTGCCATTTCAGCAGGTTTATATGTTGCGGTTGTACCTAATTTTTCTCTAATTGCATTCGCAATAGCGGCTACACTTTCGACAGATATTCTCCCTTTTGTCATGATTAAAAACTCCTTTCGTCTAAATCTACATACTCTTCTTTCCCGATTTCGGCGCTCCCGTTGATGAGTGCGTCAATGATTTCTTGCCTTGTGATTGTCATACCTCTGCTCCTTTTTTAAAATGATGTGTTATCCACATCGGAAATAGATTGTACGGCTTTTTGTATCGCCGCATATATAGCACCGGACGTCAGCATTTTCTTGCTGTTCTCCGTTGGTGCGCTGTCAAAAACTAATTTATCTTGCTTGTCGTTTAGTTCTGATTCTTGTGCGTATCCTGTAAGTGCCTGATTAAAGCCATTTGTCACCGATGTTATTGCGTTCGTCAATACGTCAGTAGACACTTTATCATTTAGTGCAGTTTCGTTTACCGGCATATACCCTAATGCCGTTTTTATTTTATTTGTCGTTAGAGAGTAATTCTCAAGACTCGCCAGTTTGTTTTTTTCTTCCGTCGTATAGTCATTTGTAGACAGCCCTTTACCGTCCACTGACTGTACGTATTTCTGCTTATTGATGTACTCTTTGACAGTATTAAGAATGGCGTTTACATCGACAATGCCGGATAAATTACCCTGCACTGCTTGATATAGCACCTCAAAATTATTAATGATGTAGTCTAAAATTCCCCGATTGTCAGAAGAAGTAAATACAGTATGCTTGCCGTAAGTCCCTTCTTGAATGATTTTATCGTTCTCATCCCTAATTTCACCGTGTTGAAATACCGTTAGCTTCATTCGCCGTCTCCTCCATTTCCACAATTTCCCCGTTAATAAGTACAAGCCGGGAAATATCCGGATATACTACATCAGATTCTACAACTGTTATCTCCGACTCTCTTTGTACTGCGCCGTCAGAAGAGAACCGACAATCGCCTCCACGATCAAATCCGTACCACAATTTATGCCTCCTTTATTTAATACCTATAACCATGTAACCACATAGCGGGTCGGGGTAATCCCCTGATATTTCTTTGGCATGCACTCTTCTTCCATTCATCGAAAAAGAATAAGTACTCCGTGCATTACTCATTAAAAACGCCGTCCACACGCAATCCTTTTCTTCATATCCTTCCGGGAGAGGAATTGTAAAATCTCCTTTCCCAGTACCTTTTAGAATCGAAACCGCCCTGACGTTGTAGCCGTTAATTCTTACAGAATTACCATCTATGGTACCCGCCTTGAGCGTCGCCCCCACGATGTTCCCGTCCGGATCAACAGAAAAAGTGTTCGACGCATTTCGTATTGTTGAACCGATTAATGTTGTCCCTGATATAGTCCCCCCGGTAAGATTACCAACGTTAGCCGATACCGCCTCAAGACTATTAACACTAATCTTATTCGCCGTTACCGCGCCTGCTGCTATCTTGTCTGATGTTACGGCATTAGCGGCAATCATACCATTCACTATGACATTATTATCAATAGTTGTCTTACCGGTGATATGTAGATAACTGCCGTCAATCGTCGTTCCTTTCGGTGTTAAGTTAATACGGTTAATGATCTCATTATCTTTTACCCGAAGTTCAATAGCATTGTTCAGCTGCGTTAAGGCGCTGTACGTCTTGTAGCCGTCTTTTTTGTTCAAATTGGACACTATCTGATTAACGGATTCCCGACTGACTTTCCCTGCTTCCAGCGCTTTTTTGATTGATTCGTCAACTTTTTTAAGGCTAATTGCCCCGTCTTTCAGCATTGATTCATCGATAACAAGTTTCACCGTGACCATGTTTGATGGTGACCTTGCACCTTCGCCAAACATGTCATAATAAGCGACAGACACTTCGTAGACGTTTTCAGGGCAAGAATACGAGTAAACACTATTCGTTGTTGTTACCCTCGTGATGTTCTTACCAGCGGGGTCTATGTATACCGCCATCCCTGCACAGTCGGCAGGGATAGGATTAGTAACAACGGAAAATCCGCCGATTGCCGATATTAAATCAGGCTTAGGTGGAGCTAACGGTGCGGGCTTGTTATACGATATTGTTGCAGGTGCGGAGTATTTCCCCTCCGTGTTGCAAGCGAACAGGTATAATGTTCCTCGCCGCTTCGAAAGTGTAACATCAAAAGATAAACCGTCTGTTCTCGCCAACAAGGCGTCGGAATCGCCGCCTGCGTTGCTGTTTGTCCTAAGTTCATAGAACTGTACGTCAGCGTTGGTTACGGGATTCCACGATAAATGCGCTACACTTCCAATAACCATTTTGAAGTTATCGGGGGTGTTTGGAATTGTGGATTTCAGCGCGACTAATTTGTCGATTTTTGGTGCATCATCCGGGAGATTAAATACACCCCGTCCATCAGCTGTGGTAATTGCTATTCTGTAGGTGTCGCCGGGTAGAGCCTGCGGAATAATCAGCTGTCCTTTTCCCTGCCCTGCGTACACCCACGCTCCAGCAAAGCCGAGTTCATCGGCGCTTAGCCCGTCTTCAATGACGATCGCCTCGCCTTGTACATGGTTCGTTTTATACCAGACGCGACCGATTAAATCTTTAGATTCCCACGATACAAGAATGTCGTATCTATGAGAACCGTTGGGCAATGTTCGGTATCTTGTGTATGCTTTGATGTTTTTTGGCGTTTCCGCGGGATGCAGCCACGCAGATAAATCTACTCTGGCCGTAGAGTAGCCGGATCGCTTGCCGAGTTCGTTTTCTGAATACACCCGGACAGTGTATTTCTTGGTTCCGTCCGCTCCAAAAGTATAGGAATTCTCGCTGTTTTCAAACCTTCCGCGGCGTACCCAGACATTAGCTCCGTCCTCTCTTGTCTCAAGATATACAGTATTGGCCGTTTTAGGATTAATCCAAGCGCAATGCACAGAGCAGTCTGTGCCGGCTCCGTAACCCGTTTTAACAGTACAAGTAATGGTAAGGTCTGTCGGGCCGTTAACGATATTATCGTATGCCGTTATTTCCGGCACTTTACTCGTATCCGGGCTGTACAATTCCGGATAATATTCGATCCCGGTAATAGTCCGAGTAGCGTCGTCCATCCCTTTTTCAATAGCTAAAACTTTAAACATTTTAGCTATTTTCCCAGTTTTACCCGCAGCATAAACTGCATCTGCAGAAAAACCGGTAGCATCGGCAACTGTTACTTTGCTTCCGTCAATTGAGATAATTGCCGTCTCAAAGATTTTATCGGTGTCCTGGTCACGGACAAAAATTGAGCTGTAATCAATATCAATAGGCTGATCCAGAGTTAATTCTTTTCCGTTAACGCTAACAATCCGACCGCCAGTGCCCCATGTCGTATTATCCGTTTGCACAAGAATGACATCACCAATTGTACAGGCGATAGCATCAACAAATGCATCAAACGAAACTGTACGAATTTCATACTTATTCGACCGAAGTTTATATCGTCCGAACGCATAAGCTTGTTTCAATGAGGTACACCCCATTAGTTCGATCTGCACCGGCTGTACATTTCTTTCCGCAGTATCGTAATCATCACCGTAGACGGTCAGCACGTCGCGTTCGTAGTTCTTGTCTTTATTCATAAAAGATATTTCAACTGCGTTTGCCCGCTGATCCCGAGCCTGAAATTCTTCTTTAAAAGAGTCCTTTTTCATGTTGGCGACAGTAAACAACTGTACAGGTGTTCCTGCGTAGTCATAGACGCAAGAGAACTTAGTGCCCATCAGCAGAATAGCTCCACGGCCAACGCGGCACGGGTAATCTTTTGCGTCCCACACGGACATAGCGCTGTCATATAAATAATTAAACGCCATCCCGGCATTAGCACATGCTGCCGCCCACGCTTTGAATGCATAATAGTCTATATTTTCTTTTCGGACGCCGTCGGCTTCATATTCAAATCCGCCCTCGGTATCGTCAATTTTTAGGCAGTGGTGCAAAATATCATAAGTAGCCCATGCCGGATTGTCTGCCGGCCGTTCTTCATAATGCTTTGTTGCCGGATTCCAGACGTTGACGTTCTTACGCGTAACGAGGCATGTCATAGATGGGTCGTTCCCAGACAACTGGTCGGTAGCCAACGCTTTAATTCCGATAAGTGCTTTGCCCGGGTACTCAAAATCGTCATAAATAACCTGCGTGACGCCTTGCCACTGCACTTTATTCGCATACCGAATAGACGTACCATCTTTTTTGGTGCATCTTGCCCGTACTTCATAGCGTGCTGGTGTCAGATCACGAACAGAATACACAAGATAAAATGATTTATTGGTGTTTTTCTTAATCCGGCCAACTTCTATATTCTTCCAGTCGGAGTCACCGACTTTTCGATACTGCGCTTCCAATTCGACCCAAGTTTCAGAAGTACCGCCGCTATCGTTCGAATAATACAACCCTGCGGGGAATGAAAATGTTAATTCAAGCCCCTGTGCTGTATTTCCGTCTAATTTATGCGTATGCCAGTTACTGTCATCGTTGAGTTCATAAGCAAGCCCTGTATCAGCATAAGAGTCATTAAAATTCGGAATAATTTTTTGTGTATTCGCGCCCAAACGGATATCTACCTGCACATCGGCATAGTTGCTTATCGGATTTCCATTGAGTTCGATGTTAGATATTTCATCAATCGGCCCCTCGGCTACGCAGTAGAGTATATTCAGATACTGCTTTTCACCTTCGGACACGACGTGCCGTGCAAGCATAATACCCGAAGTCTTAACAGTGCCGTAAACAATAGGCAGGGGATATCCCTGCCCTGTTAACGTCGTCGGAGCGCCCCATCCGTAAGTATTTGACTGCTCAGTGTTACTTAAGTCTGCTTTCGGTGTCGGCGTCAGCTTATTAACCAGTGCGTTCCCGACCATGCCAATTGCAAGAGACAATCCCATGCGCGCCCACATGCTCATCATGCTGCTGCCGATAAGACCCGCCCCGACGCCTGCGGACAAAACAGTAATTCCGATGGATAAAATCCACCCTAAGGCTTTACCCTCGATTTTCGGCATGACAACGAGCTCTTCCCCGTCCGCGGGAATATAATCCGCATCGCAGGGGACACCATTAATTGCGTATACTTTCTCCCCTTCTTCGGAATGGTATTCTTTAACTGTTTTCCCACTGCATGACTCGTAATAATCTTTTCTCTGCCGTCGGTCAAACGGATTATTAACGATAATTACGTGTATCATTTGTACAGTCCTTTCAAGCGCGGTAAAAACTTAGAAAATCGCTCAATACACACACCACCTTCGGTTGCGTGCAGAAGTTGATTGCCGCCGAGATAGACTCCTGCGTGATCAATACTACGCCCTTTAATTGCATACACACATATACAGCCTAATTCGGGCTCCTTAATCTCTTTATATTGATTGCCGCCATCAGGAGTACCATCAGCAGTAAGCAGTTCGCGATAATCCGGTAAACGCTTCCCGTTCCGGCGGTAGTATTCTTGCACTAAATCCCAGCATTTCATTTCTGAAAATGGTTTTCCAATCAAATCAGTTATCTCTGACATATAGTCCCCCCTGCGGTACTGTCGGGCACCCGCCAAAACGCTTATTATTACCGCATCTGCGGCAGTCCGAAAGTGTTTTATTGCAGGTTGTCACGATCCCCTTATATCCACATCTGCGCCCTTTGAATTTGAACGGACAAAAATCTTTCAATACGCGAGTTGCAGGGAAGCGTTTCTGCAACGAAAAACTGGTGCCAATATTCAGCGTTGCTGTCTTTTTATCTGCAGATGAGCCGATAACGTCGAATACTTCTTCATCTAAAATCTCATCTGGGACATTTGTATTAATAGCTTTAAGAGACACGGTAACGCCGTCCGCGCCATCATATTTTTCAAGCAAAGCCTGCATAGATCCGGTGATGTTGCTGATATTCAATCTTGCCGATGGCATCTCTGTACTACTTACTTTGATTTTATCGACGCTGAATGCGTAAGCGTAATAAGTGACGCCTTGAAATACAATATTTTCGTTGTTAGCTACTAAGTGCAGACTTTCATCTCTGCACGTAATATCACACAGAAGAAGATCAGCACCGTTAGAAGCCGTTTTATTCTTTTCGATAATTGCCGCTGTAGATAATTCCATTTATGCTTCCTCCAGTGCTATCTGCCCTGAAAACAGCCCCGGATTAACAAGGTCAAATTCAAGATCTCCGGAAAATCGAACGGTAAACGTCTGCCCTGCAAATTTACATCCCGGCTCCGGTGGATATGTCCACTGAAATTTTAAGGCGTTGCCGTATGTCTGGTCGTTAAAAAATGTGTCAAGCAGGGAATAATCGGCCGCAGGCAAAGCTGACCACTGCAAAGTAAAATGCAGCGGCTTTTTTGTAAACCTCGGCCGCGTATTAATTGTTTCATTGTCCTGTTCCATTTTGTATGTGTGGTCTACCCGCTTATGCTTTAGCGGGTAGATAGGATTTTTAATGTTCGGAAAATTCAGCATATTAACCTCCGCGAACGCCTGCTATGACATCTCGCATGTGATCTTCATTTGTGTAAACAGCATTTGCTACGGTCTGCAGAATAATCGTTTTCAGAACCCGGCCATCTGTCCGCTGCGTTGTTTGCGTTTTAGCCTGCATTGGGGTGCCGGTATTATTCTGAACAACTACCTGCACTTCTGGCGCCTGTCGACCTACATTGACACTCGGGATAATCGTGCCGGATGTGCGGGGGACGAACAGCTCCGGTCTGCGTTCTCCGACGATGTATGCCTGCCCGGCGGATACCGGGCCGCCGTTAGCGCGAAAACTAAGTTTAGGCGCTACGGACGCAATCATCCGGTCACCCCAGCTCTGGCTAAAGTTGCCGCCGAGAGAAATCCCAGTTCCGAGGCCTCCCCCGCCACCGCCTAAAAACCGGCTTAAAAAACTCGTCACGACCTGTTTTGCCATGAAATTAGCGATTGCTTTTAGCATGCTTTTAAGCATGTTACTAAAAGAGCTTCCGATGTTTTTAAAATCGAGAGTCAGTACATCAGTAAACATGTCTGTAAAACCGTCAGCCATTGATGACGCGACACTGTCCATAGCGTCCTGCATCTGCTTACCTTTGGATCCGAAATTCTCGACCATCTGCTGAAGCGCCGTATTCCAAGCTTCACTCCAAGTTTTTGGTTCTTTAGCCAGCTCGTCGTCCCGCTGCTTTGTGATAAGCGCAAGCTGCGCATTATACCAGCGCTCTACCGCAAGTTTAGCTTCAACACTATCTTGAGTCAGTGCAACTTCTTTTAGCTTGTTCTCTTTTTCGCGTTTTAGCTTTTCTAGATCAATTTGATACTGTGCTTCCGCCTGCGCCGAAATGCTTTTAGTCATTTTAGCTAGTGCAAGGTTCGTATCATTAACAAGATCTGTATTAGCTTCTTTCCACTTTTTTACAAGTTTATCTTTTATAACACGGCCATATTCTTCGAGTTTTGCCTGCAGAGCGTCCGTATTAACTCCTGCAGCCGCGGCTTCTTCGATTTCTTTTTTTACTTTGGCTATTTCTCTATTCAGTTTGCCGATTCCTTTTTCGTAAGCTGTTCCTGTTTCGTCAAGGATTTTATCAGATAAATCCGAAACGGCATCGGCGATCTTTTTTGTCAGCTCTTCAATTTTCTTTTGCGCTTTGTCTACAGCACCAGCGCCACCGCCTCCTGAACCCCCGACGCTTCCGCCATCACTCACAGAGCCACCACCTTGATTAACAAAATCAGTAGGCCCCTTCTCCACTTTTGAAGTAATATTTCCGTCAATTGTCACGAGATTGGTCAGTGCTTGAAACGTTTTAGAGTTTGTAACTGCGTCTTTTGCGGATTCAATTTCTGCGCCGACCATACTTGCGATTTTTCGGATGGCTGTACCGACGACCCCGAGTTTATCAAGGCAGGCGTTTACAAAATCGACAATAGCGTTATAGGCCTGCGACAGCCAGTCACCCACAGTCGCTAAAAATCGATTAGCCAGCTGCACAATTCCGCTAAGCAATCCGTTATACAAGGTGTCAAATGCACCACTTATACCGTTCAGTACGCTTACGATATAGGATTCTACCGAACCAATAACGGCCGCAATGTCTGCGATAACGCCGCTTACCACGCGCCACACATTAACCGTCACCGTTGCCACGGTATCCAGCATATCCAAAAACAGTCTACTGTCCCTCTCTAAAAGGGGCTTGAACAGATCGCCAAGAGCGGATGACAAATTGTCAATAACAGGCATGATCGCAGAAATCCATTGCCCGATTGAATTGAAAAGGTGGCTAATATGATTCGCAAGCCCTTTTGGAACCAAGTCGTCAAAAATGTGTGACAGTCCCTTTGTATTTACGTTTTTAAGAGCTGTATTAAACACATCACGGACTTTGCCGATCGCATTTTTCATGCTGTTAAAAAGCGGTTCTCCGATTTTACCGAGTATTTGGCTTGCGTTGTCCTTAATGGTGCTCAGCATACCGGAGAAAGAATTGGACATCTTGGCCATCATGTTCGGAAACCGTTCATTCATGCCTTCCGTGAGCGCTTTTATGGCCGCGTCGGCACTGATGCCCTGGTTCCCGATATCCGACAATTGATCTGCGGCAAGTCCTAAGTTTTTAGCTAAAATATCTTTGACCTGAATCCCTAGCTGGGACAACTGCATGACATCCTGCCCCATCAGTTTTCCGGTTGTTTTAATCTGCCCCATGACGAAAGCCATCTGCTTCAATCCTTCGGCGCCTCTACCAAGACCTGCAGATGCATTTCCCACCGCGGTTAAAGTAGGGATAATATCACGCGCCTCGAAGCCGAACGCTTTTAACTGCTGCGCCGCGGGAGCGATATCCTCAAATTCGAATGGCGTATCCGCCGCAAATTTACGCAGCTGGTCCATCATAACCTTGGCGTCTTGCGCAGAGCCGAGCATAGAAGTAAATGCGATATCGGTCTGCTCCATCTTAGCGTTGTAGCCTATAAATTTATCACCTGCGGCACCGAGAGCTGCGCCTAACCCTGCAACTGCCGCAGTTACTCCCGCAATCGCCAATCCTGCGGGACCCGCTTTTGATAGAATCCCGGTAAGCCCCCCGGACGTTCCTTTTCCTATAGAATTGATTTTTTGCGCTATGCTCGAGATCTTAGATTCCGCGCCCGATGTGTTCACGTTTATTTTTATATTTTTATCTCGGAGCTTGTTCAGTTCCGCTTTAACTTTGCTGATAGACCCCGAAGCATTATCCTTTGCTTCAATTCGCGCTTCAATCGTTTTAGTGCTGCTTGCCAATTTTCCTCACCTCTTCCCGCATGATCATTTCCATCGCATTTATCTTTTTCAAAATCCCCGGAGTTACTTCAATCCCAAGTACAATTGCAACCTGAAATAATGCGTTATAATCAATTCCGATAATGTCGCCTAATCCGCTGGTACGAACTTGCCCCGCACAATAGCTCCACAACTCCCACGTTTCAGTGTTTTCTTCTGACAAAAAAGGCCTCCTATGCTCGCAATCAGCACAAGGAGGCTTCTTATTCAGTTTTCTGTGCAGCTTTTGACAATTCTCGCAGTATTCCCGGTGCGGTGACCATTCCCAGCGGTAGGCATCTGTTAGTTTTTTACTTCTGCATCCGTTCCGTATGTCTTTTCAAAAGTTTTTGTGGCAATCCGGATCATTTCGCGATAAGAGAGTTCTTCATCATCAGCAAGTTCTGGATAAACATGATCAAAAACCCATTCAAGAGCTTCAATTGTCTTTGTTTTATCTGCCTCGCCAAGCAAAACTAAATCAAGACCCGCTTTACGCAGGTCTTTGACTTGCTTTCTCGTCATTGTCTTTATTTCGACCATCAGTAAGACTCCTTATCATTTTTCAATACAACCTGCACAGTGCTTTTCTGCGCATTGCTTTCGTAAAATGCATTCCACGCAAATTTCACCGAAACACCCGCAGGACCATCGATTGGCGCATCGTGTGGTTCGATCTGCACTTCCGGGAAAATAAATGCTAAACTGCAATTTTCCGACATTTTAAAACCGATTTCAAGTGATGTTTTCGCGCCGGTGTCTGCAAGCGACATCATAGAAGTATCCATAAACAATGCTTCGATATTTCCGCTTGCTTTAAACAGCCCCTCCGGAATATCTCCGCGAATGCCACCCTTGCCTACAACATACTGATCACCATCAAGCCCTGCGTCCAAAGTAAAATCGCCTGTTTTAACAATTTCGCTTTCTATGCCGCCAATCTTGACATATGTGTGATTTTGAGAAATGGGGAGCTTCGCTACTGATGTAGCCGACGCGTCATACGTAGCGGACGCAATTTCACGCAGAGCGCCCATGATGGCCAGTTCAACTGTCATTTCACTATCTTCGCCGAAGCCCCATTTCAGAGTGTTTACTTTGCAACCGCGATATAGAAAATACTTACCTGAATCGGGAAATGCCTTTTCAAGAATAAAAGACGGCTGCGTGTCGCCAACTTTATATGTGTGCGTATTGACGCCTGTGCCTTTTACGCTTGTAGGCGCGCCAAGTAACGCTTTCAGCCAGTAGCCAATAGCGCGAAAATCCGCTGGGATGGTCACGTTTCCGTCAACGCTTACGCGACCTAAACTGGAAATCGTGTTATTACGGCTCCCTGTAATCGTATCCGAAGAAATAAGCGTTTGCTTTTTCTCCATTTCGTTTTTGTTAATCGGCAGCAGTATTCCTTTTTTCGTTACCGGTGCCTTGTTATAAGCGCTTTCAAAATCTATCGTAGTAGAGGCTTTATAACCTCTCGCTTGTACTGCCATATTCAATCCTCGCTTTCGTATACAGTAACTGTTATTTCATATTGCACGCCGTACAGCGGCCGCAAACCACCGGGATCTCCTGTCTTCCGGCTAACTCGAATATCCATGAGTTGAATAGCATTCGTTACTTTGCCCGACTCATCGCGGATTTTCTGTAGAACGTTGTCCACCTTAGCTTCCAGCGCGGCTAATTTTTCATATCCGACATATAGTTCCGTGCCGTCATAACGAATCCAGCATTCAAGATACAGTGTTATAGTTTCATAATCGACCATATCTGAATCATTATCCGGCTGTTCATTTCCGCGCATAAGCAGAATAATTCCGTCAGTAGTTTTAATCGTCCGCGGATCGTACGCACCCAGTTTTATTTCCTGCACCGCTTTCTGTTTTTTTAGTTCAGCCTGCAGGTATTTCAAAATATCAAACCAAGCCATACTTACCCCCGGAAAATCTTAACGGCTCGGAAACCGGAAGACTGCGAAGTACCGGTAAAGGCCTCCGCAGTCTGCAGTCGGTTCTCCAGCATTTTTACTTCATCAGAATATATCTGCACCTTTTTCGCGTAAGCATCGATGTCCTTGCCATCGCTATACATGCTGCCTGGTAAGCCGAACGATTTATTAACCGCCGTCGCGTGGAAAGCGTAAGCAGTAATAAATCGTTTAACTAATACCGTAGCCTGCACTTTTGATTTCTCAACGCCTACTTGCGACGCCAAATAATATAAATAGTCATGCGCATCGGCTAATGTTTCTTCGGTTAGAACTGGTCCCAGCAGTTCATCTTTTGTTATTAAGTCATCGACTGTTAAGAGCATTTTCCACCTCCGATTTGGCTAATTCCACATAACGATCAAAAATAGAGTCAATCTCACTATCGCACGCGTCCAAAGCGTTAAAAACAAAAGGATCCCCGACGAACCCCGGGTGCCGAACGCTTTTAGCAAAAGCAAATCTGCCGCCCGACGCCCACCGAAGAGCCTTTTTATTTTTAGCGCGAATGGTATGCGCAGGGGATCCGTGATGTACAAAATACCCATAATTTGCACGATTTAAATCCAGTGTGATAACTCCGGTCAGCCCTCCAGCTCTATAATCCGCCATTACAGACTGCTCCAAAGCGCCAGTCCTTGATTTAAACCTGTGATTATCCTGCGCGTACTCCGCCACAGTCAAAGTGCTTTCTTTAACCGCCTGCCTTAGCCGCTTCTTGAAGATATCCGCGGTACTCATTCTGCATCAGCTGCTTTTGCTCTTGAAGAACGCGTCCTTTTCGGCTTCTCCTGTGTTTCCTCGGCCTGTTCCTCGGTTTCGACGTCGGCTGCAGGAGCCTCTTCGGGAGTTACCGGCTGTACTTCTGCGGCTTCGTCCTCAATTACGGCATACCCGTGCTCTTTAAACCACTCGATTAGGTAGGCGTCAGAAGTTTCTCCGACGCCCTTAACGAATGTCACAGAAGCACTTTCGCCGGTATAATCTTTATTCGGTGCTATAATCTGTGCCATCTTGTACCTCCCTTATTTAACTTTAATATTTCTAAGAACTGCAGCCGCTTTCGTCGCTTTCAGTGCGACCGCAGCCACCATTTCCACCTCACCCGACTTTACTGCCCCAGATGTCTTGAAATCAGGCAGCCATGTCTGCACCGGAGCTACACCCGCCATCGAAACAGCATGGAATCCGTTAATGCCGAAGCGTACTGCGTAGAGAGACGTTGTGCCCTTGGCCGTATCAATCGGCACAACGGGATCATTAGACCCGGATTTTGCGCCGAGATTGACAATCGGAATGCCGTTATACGTGAGAACAGGACGCCCGAAGTCATCCTTCGTTTCTGTATAAGCTACCGCACGACGAGCGACGGCTTTAAATTTCGTGTAGAGTGCTGCGTTCATAAGAAGCGCGGACGGCTCGCCATCCATTAGTCCTAAGCATTCATCGAGAGTGTCGAGGAATGTCCTATAGTTGCTGTCAATAGCAGACCCGGAAGACAAGTCAATTGCCGCTGCGGGTTTGTATTCCGTAGAAGACCCGGTCAGCGCTTTTTCAAGCCCGTCAAATGCTTTGTTGTTCGTTCCGGTGTCGCCATTGATAACGGTATCGTTCCAAAGTGCGGACGCAGCTTTGATTTTCTGCTGCATCTGGAACGTGACTTCATTTGCAATGCCGCCCATATTCGCAATGACGCGGTCAACCTTAAAAGACCCGCCGAAAATCGCCAGATTGACAGATTTCTGCTCTTTGTCGGCTTCCTGCGCGGTGTACTCTTCGTTGACCGCACGGAAATCCGCCTTCGGCTGTGTTTTCACGCGGTTATATGCGTAGGTCAACGTAGCTCCGCCGCCCACAGGGGATACCACGTCGTCAAAAATAATGTGTTCCCAGATAAAGTTAGATTTTGCGTATTCGTCGATGACTTCTGCCTGAAGATCATCCTGTACATTGAGTTTTGCCTGTGCTAAAGTTACCGGCATGTGTTTTTACCTCTCTTTTCTTTAAAAAAATTACTTATTCAATGCAGCCGCAACTGCCGCCTGCAGCCCCTGCGGCTGTGATTGTCTCCCGCTTCCGCCGTTGCCTCCGCCGCTTCCGGGATTCTGCGTGTCTTTTACCGCCCACGCATTATCTTTCAGCCAGCCTGCAGCACCGTCTTCGATTGAGACTGATTCATTTTTGGCATTTGTGAATTTGTAAGTACCGTCCTCATCTGCTTTGATAGAACCGACCAAGATTTTTGCAATTTCCGATGGGTTAGCTGCGTTGCCTTTTGTCAAAGCCGCTACGGTCTGCTGCATAATGTCAGCCTGCACTCGCTTAGCCTGCTCTTCTTTCCGAGCGTTTTCAGCCGCTTCGTACTTCTTGTTGAGTTCGTCCAGCTGTTTCTGCATTTTCTCGGCGGCGGTCTGGTCTCCTGTACCTTTCGCCTCAAGTTCTTCCACCTTTGCGATGAGCTCGGTAATTTTCGCGTCAGCTTCATTTTTAGATGTGCGGAACTTTGCGGATTCGCCGTTTAAGCGGGAAATCTCTGCTTTGATGGTAGATACCATTTCCGACCCGTTTTCTAACTTACCTAACGCTTCATACAATTCTGCCAATGTCATAATAAGTACCTCCTGTGTACTGTAATAATGGGCTCCCGTCCCAACAAAAAAGACCGTTCTTTAACGCCTGCGGACGGGTTCCTGCCCCGCGAAAAGGCAATATAAAAGCACTCGTTATGAGTGCTTATTATTTATTTTGATTCCTTGTTTTTTCTGCGTTTCTTTGTTTAAGAAAACTCTGTGCGGCCAATCCTATAAAAGCAAACCCAGCAATTCCGGCAAAAGTAATGTTGCCCAAGCGCAAACTATATATTACTACCACAAGGATAAACATCAGGATTACAAAGGCCATCCACTGCCCTCTTTTGTCCCGTTGTATCTCGGCAGCCAGTGATTTTTCCTGCATTGTTCTCACATGCTTGGAATTCTCTTGAAAATCGTTAATAATAATTTGTGCCGCTCCCGGATAGACATCATCATAGCCACGCAATATTTCCGGAGCCGGTATAGGCCCTGAAGTAATTTGAGTTACCTCTAAGTGCGCTGGAATCGCTTCTCTATTCGCACTAATTGCGTTTTGCTCTGACGTAGAAAGCACCTCTGGACTGCTAATAATATCAGAGTGCTTTTCGTTATTGCTTTTCTCCAACAAATACCCCCATCCGATCCATCGCACGCTTTAAAGCGACTCCTGTAAGTTTCCAACTTTCTCTTGTAATACACACCGCGTTTGGCGGGACGTTTTTCGCATAGTTCGACGTGGGGAATAAATTCATTGCAGAAATACCACAAAAAAACATGGTAAAAAAGCTTTTAACAGCATTCCTTGTTTCAATCATTCTCCACACCTCCTTTGTGTATTACTATTTTACTTAAATAGTCCTTTTTCGTCAAATTTAATTTTCCAGTTAAGCTACATACGTGATTCTTTCTATCTCATCATCTGTTACTGTAAATGGCGGTTCTTCCGTCTCTTCCGCATTTCCTGCTTCCACAAGATAATGCCCCGTGATTGAATCATCCAGTATAACCACTTCGCGCCCATCTTTTAGCAAAACACAATCAAGCTCTTTTGGCATCATCTTTCTACATCTCCTTTCTTTTCAGGTTTCAAGTATGCTGAGGTTAGTCGCGGATATTCATCACGTACACCTTGCTTCCAGCCCGTCACCATCAATATCTTCTTACCTTGAAGATCTACTACCAAAAATCTTGCCTGGAATGTCCGACCATATTCATCGGCTTTTCTTTCCATGATTTCGGCGGTAGTAATATTTTTTCGAATTAGCTCATCGAGTTTTTTACTATTTTCTTGAGTATACCCCAAATATTTTTCAAAGGCAACCGCTTTCGGCCCGCCCGTCTTATGCGCTTTATTGAGACAGTAATTTACCAACTTGTTTTCAGGGATAACCAATTTGTCGGGATTCTTGAATTCATTAGGAACCGCAAGCATAATTCTACTTTTCATCTTTTCGCCGCTGTATCCACGTGCTTTTTCTGTCCAGCTCCGCCCAGCTTTGACGTCTTTCTCGCCGTATACGCCAAGTATTCTTTGACGGTTCGGCAGTGTCTGTTTATTCAACCATTCTCTGCCGCCCTCTTCCATTCTTGCGTGCGGCGTTTCGCTTTTCAACAGCTTAGATCCTACCATCACGGGTCGCAAGTGGCACATGCAGTTCGGATGAACAGGAAGAGTCGGCACTCTATCTTTCGGAAATATCCCGGGCCCCATACCGTATAAGTCGGCTTCGGCATACATGTCACAAATATCGCAAAACGGATGCGCGGTGGACATCTTCCACTTAAACGCTACACAGTCCTCATCCGCCGTCCATTTTGCCATAAAACCGTCATTATACGCTCTTGCCATCTCGGTACGTGCAATTCTGCGGGCAAAGTATCGAGTGCGCTCCTGCGTCGCTGTATAGACTGCTTTTTCAATACGTTTTTCATTTCCTGACAGTACAGCATCTTTTACTTGCGCATACGCGGCTTTCAATCCCTGCACATTCAGTTTCTTCAGGTTGCGTTCTACTGCCCGGATCGTTTTACGAAACTCTGCGCCGCCGTAGTCTTTTGCTTTTGCAATTTGCGTCAGCTGCTTTAAAAAATCGGGGATATCTTGTTCGGGCAGTGTGTGTCCGTAGCCGTACCCATCGAAAAGCGCAAGAGCTGCTTTTTGTACAGTCTGCCCTTTCTTTACCGCTTCGGCAATAACCGCGGCGGCTTGCTTTGTAACTTCTTTTGCCCCCTGCGTTGTTCTCTTTGACAACGCCAATCCGTCAGCAGCCCATACCGCAGTAGACGCTTTTTTTAGCAGCGGTTTGGCGACACCTACCGCGCCGCCTCTCTTCATTTCTCCGATTAACTGCGGCTCTATTTCCCCCTGCATGATTTTCATGACCGGATACAGCTTGTAGGCTTCGTTGACAGCCTCTTTCGGTGTTTTCCCTGTTTTCAAAAGCCGCTTTATTTCAGCATCAAAAGCCTTAATCGCCTTGTCCGTTGCCATCAGGATCATCTACATCACCATCTTCAAATGCGCTGTTCTGCTTGCTTTCTTCGATAGCGGCCGCGACTTCTTCAATCATTTTGTCGTAAGTTTCCGGCGGAAGATTGGGCATGTACGCTTCCAGTACCTTTTTCAAGACTTCAAGCTTATACGTCGGACTGTCAAAGCCCAGCTCAAGCGCTGCTGCCGCATTTGACAACGAATCAACGACATCATTAATTTTAAAGTCACGCGGGTATTCGCAGTTGTAATCAACCGCCTCACCTGACCACATCTCAAATAATTTAACGATGGCCTCGTCTGCATCCTCGCAGCGTACCGCAAAATCCGCCAGCCGCTTATTGGTTTTCTCAAAATCCCACTGCTTGTCCACCCCTGATTTACTCTTGTCACTTTGCACACCAATGACCGAATCTAATCCGGACATGCGGAACATTTCTTTGATGATCCTGTCCATCTGCTCGGTCAGCATTTCGGCGGGTGCGGCGGGCGGCGCTATGAAATCAGGCGTGTGTGTAGCGTCCGCCGGATAAATCAGTGCGTTATTCGTACCGACTGTTACTTCACCAGTTCCGTCATCGGGCATTGTCAAAATGCCAAAAGCCTGATCACGTAGAAGCTGCGTATGCCAGCTGCAGAGTTGATACAAGAAGTAATTCGCCTGTGCTACCGATAGATATTCTGATGGCGGTTTAATAATTTTCCTGTCTGTGTTTCTTGCAAGCCACTGCACGACCGGAACACAACCTATATTGTGATTACCTGTCGTTTTGCCGTCGCCATTTCCAATTGCCCACGAGTCTTGTGTCCAAGTATACGTCTCCGTGTTTTTCGCGTTCGCTCCGACTTGTGATGTCTCGGTATACTGAAACATCGTTAAACGGCCGTATCGGTCAATTGCCCAATTTTTAATCTGCGCGGGTGTAATAATCTTTAAAAACGGCAGCTTGCGTCCTGCGACAGCGTCACTTCTACGTTCCGCCAGTTCATCGCTGTTATCAACAACAATATATGCGACGCCGTATAATTTTGCTTGCAACGCCGCCGATTTACAAAAATCCTGATAATCCGTTCCAGTTCGGTCACAGTCATCAAGAAATGCCTGAAACAGTGTTGAACCGTTATAATCGCGCTTGATATCGTTTTTAAATATCGGATCTACCGCGGCATTAACAATCGGCCCGGTGTAATTCAAGTAGTAAGCGAGCCCCTGTCGGTCTTTATAGTTTGCCGGGTCTTCCCGCGGATGTTGCCTGAGTCCGGCTCCGTTCTCGAAAAGTCCGGTTCCGAAATATGCATCTGTCAAAAGACTGTATTTATCCATTTGTCACCTCAATATAAATTGCTCCGCACGGCTTTAACTTTGAACCGTGCAGGCATTAAATCTTCGCAGCCGTACCGGGCAGCGTCTATCGCATGATTGTTTTTATCCGGATATGCGCTGATGTACTGTCCATCGCGCGTTGTCTCGTATTCGTATGTTACAAATTCTTTATATGCGTTTGGACAGCGCTTTTTATCTATGACAATAGCTGACAACCCTTGCAGCCAGCGAATACCGAATTCGACACTGTCGGGGCCTTTTTTAGCCGCCATCACTCTTAACCCCAATTCATTTAACTCTTTGATCGACTTCGGCTCTGCGCTATCCGCACGAATTAGCGCCGTTTCCGTGATTTTCTTTTTTATTTTTATTGCTGCCTGCCTGTTCGTCAGCTTCGGCTGATAAATCTCATCGAAAATGTACAGAATCTCCCGCTTAGCGTCATAGTGCATAGAAACAAAAGCCAGCGGGTCTACAGCGAAGCCGAAATCTAAGCCGTACCGCCTGCGGTCAAACTGCTGTATTTCTTCGTCGGTAATCCGCTTCTCTATGACATTTTCAAAAACAGCTCCGCCGGTACCTGTGATTTCCCCGAGATATTCATGTCGGTATGCAGTTTCGTTTTTTGCTTTGAGTTTATCAGCCTCATAGATAAACTGCGGCCCCAGCCAATCAGGATTGACGCTTAAGTAATCTGAACGATGTACAAGTCTATCTTGTTCATCAAGCAGCATTTCCTCATTGACCCAGTTATTCGCCGATTTTGGCGGATTGTAAGAAGAGAAGCACCAGAATTTAGATCCGCCGCGCATGAGAGATTGGTTTAGATTGCGGATTTCTTCCATTCCTGCGAACTGATCGAGTTCTTCGTACCAGACCACCCCGACATACCCGCTCGGCAGCTTGATAGACTTGATTTTCGCTTTATCGTCAACGCCAAAGAATAAAATCTTCTGCCCCGTTGCTTTCCTCACCATTTCCATCGGACTAACCGTCATTTTCCATTTATCCGATATGCGCAGTGCGTCAAGCGCCCATTCCATCTGTGTATAGACAGAGTTTCTGAGTGTGTTTGCGACTTTTCGCAAAATAACCGCGTGGCATTCGGGATTTTGCATAAGCAGCAGTGGAATTTCAAGCGATACATAAGAAGACTTTGTACTTCCGCGGCCACCAGCCAACACGTAATGCGTATGGCCGTGCTGTTTAACGTCCTGATGTACGGAGAAGAACGACGGTGCCATTTTATCGCTAAGTTTAATCTGTATCATCAATAATCTGCACCTCTTCCACCCCGTTTTTACTATCTTGATCTTCAAAGAGGTGGTGGCGTTTACCCATAAGCTCCAGTGCTTTTATACGATCTTTAGCCGATAAACGCTTTTTGATGATTTTTGATTCACTGAAACCGTCACCGACACCTTCAACGACGACAACCTCTTCTTTGAGTTCGTCCCTGCCTGCTTTTGATAACAGATACTCGACTTCTTTAGCTGACATAATCGTTTTATCATAGTAATCATCACGCATTTTCTTAATACGGCTTTGAATTTCAACATTTTTCAACAGCCGTTGTCCCATTGAATATGCTGTTTTATCACTGTATCCAGCCCGTATAGCCGCTTGCGTTGCATTTAAATCAATCAAGTACTCAACACAAAATTTCTCTTGCCTTGGTGTCACACCACCACCTCCTTTCTCCTGGACAAACGAAAAGCACACACCGGGGAAGGGCATGTGCTTTTCTAAAATTGAGGAGGAAAGTATCTCGCGATATTTTCACACTATCATAATACCACATCTAAAAGTGACATTTAGTGACAACTTTCATTTTTTGAGAAATTTCTTGAATTGCTCTGTCTCTCATCCGCAAGCAAGATCTTCTGTCAAAATGATGTTCCAGCGCTATTTTCTCCCAGAGCTTATTCATAAAATACCTGTCAATCATGATTGATTTTTTCTCCGGGTCAGATAACAAAGCAAGCAGCCTAAATCCCTTTGTAATCATGTCACCGTATCTGTTGAGCTCTTTTATCCGCAGTTCTTCTGCCTGCGCCATTTTCTGTTCAAAAGCGATGACGATATCCGATAAATCAGAAGACGTTCCGCCGTCGACAGGCTCCTTGTCGTATCGACAGCCTTTGAGTGAAAACAGATCCATTTCATACTGCAAGCGGTACTGATTGAGCGAATCGATATGTTTTCTGCATCGTCGGATTTCTTCAAAAAACGCTTCGATATCATTATGTATCCGTTTTGATTCAAAATGCAATTTAACTGCCGTCTTTTCGTACGTCGGATCCGGGTTATGAAAAATGCCTGGTCGCATTCCGTTATTCATCATCTTCTCCTTTCATGATTTTAAGCATTTTCAAAATTTCCTCTTTGTGTATTTGTGCTGCTTCTTTTGTTCTAAAGCAATTTCCCATTGCTCTATTTAGATGATCAAAAGTGTTAAATTTCTTAAACTCTTCGTAAATCGGTTCACCAGAAATATTGACGTAATAATACCGGTTGCCAACTTTCGGCTTGAATGGAATTACTTTAAATTCATAAACATCGAAATATTTTACAAAAACCGCCCACATTGAATTATCACGCCATTCTTCATTAACTTTTGTAAGCAATTCTCCGTTACAAAACTTATTGACCGGGCATTCTTCATGTGCAAATTGAGCTTCAAACTCTTCATTTTCTGCAACGCCAATTCTTTTCATCAGCAATTCCATTACTTCTTCTTTTAGTGTTTTCATACTTTCACCTGCTCCACATTTTCAACCAAAAATGCATTGATATTTAAACCGTGTTTATCAATCCATCTCTGAATAACTTTGTTAATTGCGCGTTCAAGTTCTTCTTTCTGTTTACTATTGACATCTTCAAGAAAGCTTTCGGCATATTCTCCGTAAATCGCATATGCCCTATCCGTTAAATCTTGAATGACATCATCTGCATACACCTTTGGGCATGGACTTGTTATCCGACCGATATAGAAGCACATAATATCATCGTCAATATCATCATGAAAAACCTCTGAATAACTTGTATAAGATTCTATATTATACGGTTCAGCATTCATGAGTTCTTCCCGCCCCGCTTTTATCGCTTCTTCTTTACTCGGATATGTATCGTCACAGTTAAAATGATCTTCATCAAGTCCTACTACCCACTCTTCTTTTACTTGTTTCATGCTTCATTCACCTCAATTTCAATCCTCGGGTTCTCCCTATCCGTAAATACTTCCTGTGTCAAGTGCACGTATTTCCTGCTGTCATTTTGGATAAGCCCTATGTCCTGCAGCGCATCAAGTATAAACTTTGCGGCGCTCATTACATTATCTTCATCTCGGCGCATATCCTTTTCGTAATACTCAATGCGGATATTTACTTTTTCGGTAAACCTTTGTCCTTGCACTTGCGGCTGCAGAATCAGAATAATTTGTCTCTGCGTTTTCTTCTTGACGCCTGCCCCCGCGTATTTGTTCAACCGGTTAGCAGCGATCAGGTCGTTCATACATGGAAGACGACCGGGAATCACCAGTTTCATTTCAAGCGCCCCTTTCAATGACCGGAACAATAAACAGTACGACGCTTGCTACATCAATAGCTGTATCCACTTCTCTTCCCCCTTAAAACGGTAAATCATCATTCTGCGGCGGCAGTTCACTCTGCGCCGTCCCGAACTGCTCAAAATTGCCCGATCCTGTTTCCTCTACTACCGCTTGCGCTTTCTTTATATTGAGAGGGCAGGCGACAAATTCAGCGACAATCTCCGTCATGTATTTCTTATCGCCGTCCTTACCGTAAGAGTAACTGCTGTACCGCCCCTCGATAAACACCGGCATCCCTTTCTGCAGCTGGTTACCGATAGCTTCTGCCCACGGCGGCCACGCTTTTACTCGTACATAATCCGTAAATTCCTGTTTTTCTCCGTTTTGATTGACAAAATACCGGTTAACCGCCACCGTCATCGTTGCTACCGCTTTCCCGGATGATGTGCTCTTGATTTCAGGATCGCGGACAAGGTTTCCGCAAATCTGACAATTGTTCATGTTTGGCATTTTTCATTCTCCTTTTCAGATATAAACGTCTATTCTCCCGGATTCATAAGCGCTCTTTATTTCAACAAAAGCAATTCTTGCGTTTTCTTCTGTTTTGTATTCCAGCTCAAGCTGTTTATAGGTTCCTGGCATGTAGATGATGAGGCTTTTCCCTTTCTGCTCAACATAAGACGGATTCATTACGATGATATCCTTTTCTTCTGACACAACCATGAACCGATTATTTCCCATTTGTCATTCTGCCTCCTTCAACCTCAATTTTTCACTTACCGCTTGTATTGCCGCGGTTATCTTCCCATCGGAAAGAATCCGATTTACTTGCATTCTTTTCTTTACCTGCCTCGCTTTCCCTTCGTACATCTTGAGAAAATTCGAGCGCATCACATCTTCTTCCGTTCCCAGCTGCATGTTCATTAGAGCCTCTATCGTCAATGCTCTTGCGCATTCTTCGGCCACTTTGTCCTTCCACTTGTACTCTCCCAGCCTGTAAATGCTGACATCGCACACAACATGCATCACTTCTCTCCAGCCGTCTGCAGCATTAAACTCCACTTCGCCCGTTGCCTGCGCGATGATCTTATCGCACATCTGGCAGATTCTTCCTACCGGCGGTGCATACGTCCCTGTTTCCGTTTTCACGAGCTCTTTGATCGCCGCAGAAACAACTTCCGCTGGATATTCATCGAGAATACGACTGTAAGCGGCCGTTTGTTCTTTTGTAAATGTCGGGAAGAACGCCCTTAAACTCGCAACAGCTTTTATGATTTTTTCGTTCATTGCGAATGCTCCTTTGCGTAATCCACATACTCATCCAAAACATCACCAAAATCTTTTGCCTGCGGCTCTTTTTTTCGTATCGGATAAAATCCCTTCCAAGAAAGCTCCACACCCCTGTTCACAATCTCCAGCGCCTTGAGCTCGCTACCGCCTGAAACTTTATGCAGGTTTTTCAGTGCCATCTTCAGCGCCCGGATACTGAACACCTCTTTCCTCTTTTTCGCCATTTCCCTACGCATATCCATCCATGCCCGAAGCGCTTCCGCCAATTCTTCATTGCTTCCTGCAAATGAAGAGATAAGCTCACTTCCTTCCGCATCGAATGAATCTTCCTGCGCCTTATCCTTCCCCCTCGGGGGGATATAGGGGGGTATATCTTTTTGGTTACTTGGTTTAATGGTTACTTGGTTACTTGGTTGTATTGTTCTTTTATGGGCGTGTCGATCTTGTGTCGGTGCCGTGTCAGTCTTGTGTCGGTGCCGTGTCAGTTCAATGTCAGTTTCCGTGTCAGTTTCATAATCCTTGTCCTGGTATTTACGCCAATTTACTATGATTATGAGTGTTCCTCGCTTTGTCGGTTTGCGTGTCAAAAATCCCATTTTCTCAAAGCGGTCAATTGCTGTTCTCACATTTCGGATTGATACTCCTTTTCCGGTCAATTTTGCTATTTGTGTATACGAACCAATAAATGAGCCAGCCTCTAACGTGATTTCATTACCAAATATGTCATACTTTTGTTCTTTCCAGTTAGCCATAAAAAGAAGAGTAATGAATATAGCCTTTTGCTCCGGAGTGCTATTGAACCATATCGGATCATATTGTGTTTTACGCCATAAACAAATAAATCCTTCGTTCCTCATTTTCGCTCCTCATTCCAGCGGATACAGAGTCCCGTCTACATACTCATAAATCCGGATTCCTTTTGCTTTTGCATAACCGTATTCGGACATACAGCCGCGGCTATGCCGCCAGTATCCGGACAAAATCAGGAAAGTACAGCTGTTGAGAAGTCTGAAATCATACCAGAGAATCTCCGTTTCTTCCATATCTTTTCCTTCAAAGAATGAATACGCATGGAGAGGAGAAATGATCGTCAGGTTGGGGTATTTCTTCATGATTTTAAATGCGATGTCTCCCGTTTCTTCCACATTGGATTCCTTAATCTCTCCTGTAAATACTTTCAAATTTTCAACAATTGGAGCGTAGGGATGAGCCAAGTAGGCCATCCCGCACTCCAGCTTCGGAAGAGGATTTCTCTTAATTTCTTCCATCGCTCAGTACCTCCCCTGTTTCTTTATCTACCGCAGGCGGTATCGGATCGAACGGAATTTCTTCGTCCTGCGGCGTTTGTGCTTCCGCGTCAATGGTTACCGTTTCGTCGGGGAGATCTGTCATGTTCTCCGAAATATTAGATTTAATTGTTTCATCTTCTTTGACCTGTTTTGCGAAATCAGATTTTAAAGGCGCATATTTCAAAACTTTCTTAAGTACGGTCTTCTTTGCCATTTCGTCAAAATCCGTTTGCCATGGTCCATTTTTATATGTTTTAGACTTCGCCCGCGCAAATTGATCTACATCCTCCCGGCTCATAACTTCGAATCCTTCTCCGCCGTTTTTCAGCTTGATGACAGCGTAGTATAAGATGACCGGGCCCCTGTCTTTCATAGCAGGTACGTGTTTCAGTTTTGGGTTCAGCCCAAGCTCATATTCGAATGTATCGTTTTCATGAACTTCATGCGCCTGTATGCTCTGTACTTCACCGCTTCTATAAGCAAGATCAATCAGTCCTTTATATCCAAGTTGAAATTGCACCTGATTGCCGTACGGAATTAAGTATGCCTGTCCGATGGGGGTATTCGGCTCTACACCCAACTGTGCAGCCTGCATCATTGCGCCGAGAAAACTTTCCGGTGTGCATGCCTGCAGCTTTTTATTGCTCGATAGCGCCGTGAAAACCATCCGCGTAAATCTTTCGGGTGTAATGACCGATGGCAATGCCTTTTTAATCTCCGGCTCCATTGTCCGAATTAGCCCCTGTAGAGATGGCTTTTTGTTCTCCTGCTGTGTTTTTACGATTCCTTTTGCTGCGTTCATTTCTTGTCCTCCTGTTTTAGTTTCATATAATGCGCCCATATCAGGATAGGTTTTCCTGCCGGCGTGTGACCTATTTTTATAAGAGCGGATTCGTTCACCTTATCCGCCAATGTCCCACGAAGTGGAGGGGATTTTAGCCCCCTTTGAATACTGACTTTTGCACCTACCTTAAGGGCTGTAAACTCTTCAATGCTCATCAGTAGACCTTCATCATGCGGCCTGCTTCACCGATTTTGATAAATCCCATCGCTTTAAGCGCTTCATAGCTGCCGCTGTCTTCTTTTTTTACGCGGGATAAGCTAATAGATTCTCTCGGCTTGGTTGCTTTCCATGTGACTTTTCTGTCACCGAGGTGTCCGACTTCGTTTTCTCCAAGCAGTGCCATTAATTCATTTTTTGCCGCCTGTATAGCGTCTTTTGCTTCATTTTCTTTTGCTTTGGCCAAGTCATATTTTTCAAAAATCCGCAAGGCTTCTTCCGGCAGGTCTATCTCTTTACCGTTCGGCGTATTGTACAGCCCGACAAGCGTGTGAACTGTAGAATCACTGCCGTCTACCGCAGGCATTGTCTGTTCTGTGACATGGTTCCAAAATTCTTTTTCCTGCTCCCTGATGTACTTGATATCATCTTCGTTACGCATGATCTTCTTTACCCGGAAATCGTTGCCGCCGATAAGCGCTCCGATATACCAGTAATCTGCGCCCGTAACTGCCATGTAATGCATGCACTGGCAGTAGTAGCTGTCCGGTACCGTCATATCTTGCGGATCGTCTTTGTCGCCCCACTGCTTGCTCATGCGCCAGTCTGCCGTCTTGATTTCAAGACCGGCATTCTCTCCGACTATCCAGCGGTCAATATTGGCCAGCATATACGGATAATCGTTGTCTCGAAGAGTTCCTCTCCGGCGTACCTTTTTATCTGTAATTTCCTCAAATCTCTGCGCGATCACCGGTTCCATGTGGCTGCCCCACCAAACCCTCTCATTCTTCGAGAGATCTTCCGGCTGCATCATTCCTGTTTTTTCTGACCAAAGTGTCAATGCCGATTTATACGGATTGAGTCCGAGAATGCTTCCGCAGTCTGACCCTCCTAATCCTGTATTTCTTACTTTAAGCCAATCATCATGTGAAGCATCAGCATTCAATATGAGTTCTGCCATTTGTGTAATCCTCCTGTTTTTGTTACAATAGAGGCGGAAAGTCTTAGCGATTCTTTTCCGCCTGCCGATTGATAATTGCAGTTATCAGTCGGCTTTTTCATTTATTTAAAATCTGCATTTCTGCTAAATCGGCGGCAGCTTGATACACTTTCGCATATTTTGTATCCGTGCCATGAGTTTCTTTGACTTTCTTACGAAATTTCGCAAGAGTGCCCAAAAAACAGCCGCAGGATACATAGATTTCATTGTTTTTATTTCTAAAAAATGTTGTAAATCCAAAACGTGAACCAATACGACCAATTAACACATAGTCTGCGTTGCCGGAGACCCTTGCGTCGCCCGAGACCCTTGCGTCGTCGTAGACCCTTGCGTTGCCGGAGACCCTTGCGTTGCTGGAGACCCTTGCGTCGCCGTAGACCCTTGCGTTGCCGGAGACCCTTGCGTTGCCGGAGACCCTTGCGTTGCCGTAGACCC